CCTGGAAAAGCAGGTATTATAAAAGATACACATTTTCTTATTGCCCCCATATGGGGGTATTTAGAACGGTTTATTGATTTGCAATTGAAGACTGATTTTTAACACTACCGGATACTACAATACAGTAACGGTAGTTATCTTAAATACCAAAGGTGGTAAATTATGTCAACAGTAGTAATCAAGCTCTCTGAAGAGATGGACAAGCAAATAGAAGAAGCTGCCGGGATTGCTGGCTTTGAGGTCAGTGATGATGCTAAAAAACATGCGGTGAGGTTGTTTGTGATGCAGGCTGTGAATGAAAAGATCAATAGAGTTGAGGCAAATAAAAAGCGGTCGAAATGACCGCTCTATTTTACCATGAAAAATACCATGCACCGCCACTTGATGCAGCGGTAACAGCTACATATCCACCCTCATAATATACGCGGATTGTTGTTGCGTCCGCCCTTCTGACCATATAAATAATATGCTGAGTTCCGTTGTTATAAGTTCCATGTGCTGCAACATATTGAGAAAAGCTTGCCGGTATTGCCGCATCAAGTGCGTTATAAACTACACCAGCAGCAGCCGATGCCTCTGCTATATACCCAGCAACAAGCCTTCCTTTTTGTGCATACACAACTCCTGATGCTTGATAATTTTCCACCGCCCCTTGCGACATAGTGCCGACTGAATCACGATAATCATATCGGAAATAATCACCAGCTCCCTTATATCCAGCTCTGTCGAACTTGCAGTTAGCTATATATATTGTTGCGTCAACATCTGCCCTTACATCAAACTTTGATCCATACGAGGTGCAGCCGAACAGCCACATTTCTGCACCTTCGAACGCGCAGAAAGATACGGAATAATCCTCATCAATGACAGCTTTTGAATCTCCGGCAACAGTTCCTACACACAAAGATTGAGAACCGGCTGTGATGTCTCCAATCCCTTGAGCTTTGTTTTTTATGTATATTCCGTTTACCCTTACAGCTACGAGTCCGTCGTGCGTTGTCGATCCCTGGTCATTATCGGCTGTATCGTCACCGTTCAACATTCCAACACAATCAATTTCCAAAGATTTTGTTACGCTTGTAAAATCTCCCTCATGATAGTTGAAGCCGTCTTGATTGTTATAGACCGCACGACATCTGACAAAAAATGTATTTCCAGCCCCCTCGCTGTGAAACCCGCCGTGACCTGCTGAAGAGTAATTAAAAGTACATCTTGACGCGTAAATATTTGGAGACCCGCCAGCGGTATCCTGAAGCCATACACACCCCTGGTTTCCGCCCTCAAATTGAATATTTTTCATGAATAAATCAACATTGCCGAGCATTTTTACATTTTGTACATTCAGGTACATTCTTAGCTCATCACCTGATGGAGCGCGTGAATCAGGGGTGTGAACATATATGACACCGCCTGTTTGATAAAAACTACCGGCGGTTGAATCTACAAGTGCTATCGATGCAACTTTTGTCAGCTTGTTATAATTACCTTCACCGTCATCTGTATACGAGTCAAAACACCAATCTGATACCGTTGCTGCCTCTGTAGCTTGATATACATTTGTATATCCGCCTGTTTTTGTCCAAGTATATAATTTATGTGTTGATATTATCGCTGGGTTTGCTCTTGGTGATTCCATGATCAATGATTGAGATATTCCAGAACTGGAATATGTACCAAGAACACCATAATGATATACACCTCCGTCAAGTATTAACTTTGCTGCATCTCCTTTATTCAATGCGGCGGCTATTGTTAAAAGCGGATCGGTTGAGGACAGCCCTGTATTTGAATCACTACCAGTTGTTGAAATATAATATGTTGTTCCGGCAATGACCGGAAGGTAATCGTCAATATCAAAATCTGTTGAATAATTTCCCTTTCCGTCTGTATAAATTCCAAAAGGCAGAGACCACGAAAAAGTAGGAGGTATTGGAACTTTTACATAATCTCTATAATCATATGTCGGGACTCCTCGTATAACACTATTGTCTGCGTCCATGTCTCCCGAAAACTCTATCTGAGCAAGTTTGACCGTACCGTCAGAACCGATGAACGCACCCTTGGCAAAATCGTCTATAATTGCTCCAAGCTCGTCATACCTGTCCCCACTTCTGAACGACCCGCCAGTCAATATTTTTATGTATTTTGCAAATAGTTTATATATAACGCTTTCAATATATACAGTGCCTTCATCTATTACAATTCCCGCAATATTCAGCCTAAAAATATCCTCTATTGCTGCCGCCCTATGCTCTGCCGTTACCCCTGTCTGCGTCCATGCTGACCCGTTCCATAAAAATACAGCAAGCGTTGAAACTCCTGCATTAAAATAATTCACCATGAAGTCGCCTGTATTTGGCGTGACATTTCCTGTTGAAACTATTCCGCCTGCTGATGATACAGAGTAGCCAGCAAACAAGGCTGTAGATGTTGAAGACAATCTACCTATGCCGCGATATTTTGGCGAGTACGTGGCAGGTGATATTATTGCCTCTGCATTCGATATTGCATTGAGCAATGCTGCTTCAGCTGAATAATAATCTGACCACAGGGCATTGTATGTTGCCGTTGAAATTGTGATAGGCGACAACCAATAGGCGGTTATCAAAACACCAGGCGTTGTGTATAGGTATGAGAATAGCGCGTTTCTGGCTGTGTCAATCGACGTGACGGAGACTGACAAGGAAACTGCTTTAGCTCTGGCTGTCCAGTAACTTCCGGTAGTTGATCCGTTGCCGTTGATTGCAAACCAGTTTGTATAGACGGCTTTTTTTTCTTGCGGCATGATCACGCCGTCAGTTGCAGCTTGTTCGTTTTGGTACTGTGCGAATGTGTATGCTTTGGGGAGCGCTTTTGCTTTGTAGAGTCCCAGGATTTCGGCATCGGTAGGGATGTAGTCAAATCTGACAACCTCGTCAATCCAGCCATCAAACCATAATGGTGTTGATGATATATCCCTCCGGCCTAAATATGCTTGAGCAGAAGATGCAAATATCTCTGAAGGTATTCCAGTAGTTAATTCAGCAACTTTTACCCCGTTTTTATATATATAGATACCTACTGATGGTTTAAAAGACCAAGCTATGTGGCAATCTTCAGTAAATGTTGTCGGGTAGCTTACTACCTTTGTTGTTGATCCATCACCTGATATCACAAGTGATAGCGATATTGATGAAATGGCAAAATAGTATGCAAATGAAAATGAATATTTCGAGTCAACTATATATAAAACGCCTGCATCCCTTGTTTTACCCTCGACCCAACAAGAAAAAAACTGCTTACCAGTATTATTATTTTCAATTGCTATTGAAGAATTGGTTTTGTTAAACCATGCAGCTTTTCCAGATATTCCATCTTTTGGCGTAACGGCATTTAAAGTACCGTTCTTGCCATTTTTTGAATTATCTATACATTTGCTTAATGTTGCACCAGTTCCAAGATAAAAAAACTTAATTTTCACTATACATGCTGCATTTACGTCAAATCTAAAATACAACCGATTCACACCTGTTGCATCCGATACTATAACATTTCTAATTATATATGTATCTTTTATTAAATTTGGCTTTATTACGTCTTGGACTGTAAAAGGTGTAGATAATATCTGAATATAAGAGGATATTATAAATGCTGGATCTGCATTTATAGAATAAATTAAGTTTTTACCGTTGATTCCAATTGTGGTTGGTGCAACAAATGATACATTTGTCGCTGCTCCGGCAAATGTGAGAATAGCCTCTCCGTTTGAATATGTAACAGTAGGCGCGCCAGTGCCGCCAGTAGTCCATCCAGTCCATATATCTGCATGGTTGCTTCCTATAAGATATGTAATTCCTGCTGTGTTGTCCGGAATCTCTGGTATTTCGTCAAACGAATAATACATTGTAGGATCAAGCGGAAGTGAGGTTGTTTGAAGTACCCATGAGCCAGAAATTGCAGAATAGAAAACATTTCCATTGTCAGAATCAATCCATGTATCGCCGTTGATAGCATTCGGCCTTGAGCCAATTGTCGGCGCTGTTGTCTGTATCCAGATTTTAGCGGCTGCGTCTGCTGCGGTTTGTGCATTCTCTGCTGCTGTCTGTGCATCTTCCGCCGCTTGGTTGACAACATTCGTACAAGCTGTTACCAGTGCTTCACGTGCCGCAAAATAATCAGCCCATAATGCCCGGAATGAATCAAAATCAATTGATTCTGTCACGCTCATGTTGTCTTCCGTTAACCATTCAGGCAGGCCGGTTGTCCAAGTCACGCCGTTATTGAGTGTATCTGCGAGTGCCTGGAACGCTGCATTATACGCGGTTTTTTCAGTGACAACGCCGTACGAATCTGCGAGTGCGTTATATTGCGCAACCTCTCCGGAGATTGTTGTCCAGTCAATTTTTGTCTGTATCTTGTCGTTTGGTGATAGCCGGTTGTCTGCTGCATAATCTGACACAATGCGGGAAACTGTTTCTGCTTCGTTTGCGGCGGCCTTGAGTGAGTATCCATACCGGGTGAAAAAGTTCCGGTTCCTGAGTGTCAGATTTATATTGACATCGTTACCAGAAAGATGAGTAATTGTCCTGTCGGTGATGACAAAGTATCCAACTATTCCAAGCGCCGGTTGATTCACATACCACATTGTAAACAGCTGCGAGGATGCAAGGTCGAGAGTATGACAGGTTAATATCTTTTCAGTTTCGCCATATACCGCAAGCTGGTTTGCTGCTTCTGTTGCTGCCGCCGTGGTGTTTCTAATTGTACTGTCTGTTATGACTGATTCAATTTTTCCAGACAATCCGCTTTTTGTTGCGATTGATGAAACGAGCGCTGCATTTGTAGATTCGCCCGTTACCCGGGAAGTAGAGCCGCGCACAGTTTGAACAGTTCTGATATCGGAAAAGTCATTCGATAGTTTAAGTTTTGATATATGAGTTGGCGCTGAAATCGATGCAAAATCTGACTGCACAATGAAGTTGAACACTTTCAGCGGGGTGATATAAAATGTCGCACCGCCTACTTTTTTTGCAATATCACTGAGTACATCGAAAATCTTTTTGTCCTGTACCTCGTACTTTTTGATGACATCGGTTGTTGCCGTGATTGTTCCGGCTGTCAAGTTTTCTTCGGTCAGATATGTGTCAAAGATATCTTGTACAATCTCGGAATACTTTTTATTGAACCATGTTTGTTTGATGGTTCTGAAGTTGAAAACAGCTTCCCATGAAAGACACTCAAGTACAAATACATATGATTCATACGTTGTTGACCATTCGGGAGTGGTGGAGCTTTTTACTATCCCGCCAAAAATGACAACAGAGTCAAGTGACAGTGATACACTCTGAAGAGGTTCGGGAGCCGATCCGGTTCCAAGGTAAACTGTGATTGTAGTTTGTGAGACAGCCCCGCCCTGTTGCTTGATTGTATAATCATCTACTGCGGCATATTCAACGCCTTGAATGTATGCTTTAAGAGCCATATGATGCCCCGGCAAACTCATCAAAGAAGTTGAATGCCACGCGGCCAATTTCGCGCCCGTCTATGTTGATTATTCCCATTGCATCAAGCTTGATCATCATTCCTGATTGTACACCGGTTCCGCCTATATTATCAAGTGAATTAATTGGAGCAATCATTATACCTCTTGCTCTGGCTTCTTCGGATATTCCTTGCGTCAATATCATTTCTTCATTATGAATATTTGCAAGCTGATCACCTCGCACAGACAGGGTTCCGCCATCGTAGGAATTGAAAGCACTTGACACAAGGCTGGTTGCTGTTTCTGCCGCTGTTGCCGCGCTTGTGTATAATGACCCAAGCTGTCCTTTCAAATCTTCAAGACCTGTTTGTGTAAATCCACCAGCAATCCCTTGAGCTATTTTCGCCCCTATTTCTGAAACTTTTGACATGAAAGAATCGGTGAATACTGCTGCCTTGATGACTGATTCAGTGATGAATCCTTCCATTGCAAAAAGGAAATCGTCTTTACTGAATCCATTTATCAGGTTGTCAACCAGAGTATCAGCAATTCCCGTACCGATGTTTTGCAGGGATTTGAAGAATGAATTGACTGTACCGGTGACATTATTCAGAACAGTTTTATATGCAAGGCTGGCATTGCTGGCAAGCTTGAAAAGATCACGATTCTTTTTGAGTTCTTCGTTGATGTCTTTTATTGCCTGCGCAAGTTCTGTTGCCTGTGTTGTCGCGTCTCCTGTCTGGATGTCTTGCGTTGTGATTGCGGTAAGTTTCCCGGTATCTTTATCCTTTGCTTCGACCCGGCTAAAGTTAACACCTGGAATATTATTGAGTAAATCGATTATTGCATTGACAAGACCGGCAATTGCATTGTACAGGCCGTTGAAAAACTCAATAATAGCATTACCGACCGGCACTACAATATTGTTGTATAGGAACTTGAACACCTCAACAATGAACATGATGATAGGTGTCAAAAGTTGAATTGCCGGTGCAAGTATTTGACCGATTGCAGTTCCGAGCATCTCGAGCATTCCTACAAGAGGTTGCATCATTTCTGAAACTACCGGTTCCAGGGTTTTTCCGATTGCTGAAACAACAGTACCTATTGGATCGAGAATCTTTGCAAAGTCTGCGAATGTTTTGAGCGTTTCACCAAGCTTTCCAGTTACCCATGATAGAACATCACCAATACCGCGGGTTTGCGCTTCACCGCCGCCACTATCGCCAATTGAAAAACTTCTTGACCTGTTGAATGTTGATGTGTCTGATGATGGCGTTGTGCTTGGTGCGGTTCCTTGGACGATAGCAACTGTTCCGGGCGTTTGTGCTTTTTTGAGCAAGTTTATATACTGATTCAGGAAATTAATTGAGTTTGTGTATACTTCTTTTGACACTACTCCTGCATCTGCGTACCCTTCTATCTGACGATCCCATGAGTCAATCATTCGCTGAAGGTATTCGAGTTCTGTGATATATCCAGAGTCACGGAGAACTTGCGCAGCCTCACGCTTTTTCATTTCTGTTGATTCTACCCCGGCGGCCTTTTCTCTTATGTCAAGTAACCGCTGCGCCTGGTCTGCGGTTTTCTCCATCTGTTCGGCTTCGGTTTTTGCCGCTTCTGCCGCTGCATTCGAATACTCAAGTATTTTTTCTCTGGTAATAACCTGAGCTGTTAACAGTCTTTCTCTGTCCTGTTCTTTTGACAAAATGGCTATTGCATCGTCAAGCTGCTTTTTCTGCTGGCTGGTCAATACATTGCTTGCAGAAATGATCTTCTGTATCTGGTCATATTCCAAGCCGCGAGCCTGTGCAATTCTCTCTACTGACTCGATAAGTTCTTTTTGTGTCCCGAGTGACGAAACATTTTTTTGCAAAACCTGTTCAAGCCCTTTTGCTGAAATAACAAACTTGTCAAGTTCTGTAGATGATATTCCGGCCTCAATACCTATTTGCTTGATACTTTCTGCCGATCTGATAATTGACTTTTGGCCTTCCGCCTGACCGAATGCAATTATGGATGCAGTGAGTGCCACTACCCCGGATACAGCAAGCGCGAGAGGGTTTGCAAGTATGGATGCTGTCAATGCTTTAAATGCAATTGTCAACCCTCCGACCGCTGTTGATGCACCTCCGGCAACGAGTAGGAAAGTGCTAATTGATGCCGTCGCAATTCCAAGAGCTGTGCCGATCCCGGCAAGTGTATTCTTTAAGTTGTTTCCTTCACTCGACCACTTCACAAGATCATTGACAGATTCGAGCATTGACTTTCTGAATCCGTATAATCCTTCAGAAATTACGCGGCCAAGTTGTTCGTTAAAATCACCTATTGCATTATTTAGCTGGTCATTGATTGCGGTTGATGTTTTCGCCGCCGCTTCTGCTGCACCGCCGTATGTAGTTGCCAGTTCATCAAGAATAATCTTCTGCGCTCCGGCTATATTTCCGGTATTCACCATTGCCGCGAGCATGTCTTTTTGAGTCTCGGAAAATCTGAAACCCTGCCGCGAAAGTGAATTGATGCCCTCTATTGGATCATCGAGAGCCTTCCCGACAGCTTGCGCAGCTGAAGTTAAATCCATTTTCATGACTGTAGCCATGTTCAGGATTTGAAGGCTTGCTTCTTCGAAGTTTTCACCGGTAATATTTTTGAATCCAAGTAACACATTTTGCATGGTCAATACGGTTTCGTCTCCGTATTTTGTCATACCCTGGAACTGTGAGGCCATTTCCTGAATAGCTTTTGAGCTTGTCCATGCTGTTGCGCCGGTTGCTTTCAATGTCGCTTCGAGTACAGAGACTGCTTCGGCCTGAACACCCCATGAGCTTTCGAGTTTATCAACCTGACTTTTCAACGCACCGAGCGCTGAACCTATTTCCTTTATCGCTTGGACTGGACCTTGCATGATATCGCGGATTGATGAGAATGCATCCTTTATTTTGGATTTAACATCATTGAGTTGCCCGGGTAGTTTTGATTGGTCAATTTTTGTGTCAAATCGTATCGATCCATCATATGCCATTACAACATCCCCCGCATGATTGAAGCCACTCTTTTTGATACAGTCTCGCGCTTATTCAAGCTGTATCTTTCTTGAGCCTTGGCAAGTTTCACCTTGTCTTCTGCGCTCATGCTTTTTGTTTCTTTCCTCAATCTCAATTCGCACACTTCTGAAAGCCTTGTACCTGACGGCAAGCCCTCAAGCAAAGTCATAAATATCCACCAGTGCATTTTTGCTTTCCGCAAGCTGATGCCGTACACCTGCAAAAAAGCCGCATAAATACGGCCAGAATCAATCAATATATCAAAGCTTTTCGGTTCGCTGCTTGCCTTCTTTTTTTCTTTCTCTTCGACAACTTCACCGCAATTTGCATACCAATTCAAGAAATCCTGCATCTCCTGCATGTCGTCACGGTTCCAGCCCTTTTCAAACATAAGATCAAGGCCACACAGGATTTTGTCTTCTTCTGTTTCGTTTTCGTCTGCTGACAATCTTAAATAATCGAGCATGTATTTGAAATCTGTATTTATGGCAAGCCTCCTGCCTTTTATTTCTGCATAGGTAGGAGGCGCGTCAATGATCGGGTTAAACATCTTCTTCTGTCGGTGCTTCGGTGTGTATGATGGATTCAGTCTTTGCACTGACTCCGGCTGTCTTGATTTGCGATACCATATGGTTGATAAGCTGGGCCATAAATACAATGTCATAATCGAGGTATTCGAAAAACTCCAAATATCTACCGGGAGCCATTGCGTCAAATGCACATTGGCAAGCCTTCATGAGTTCGTCAATTTCTGATTCACTCATTACATCAGCGCTTATGTCCATGATGCGGCGAACGGTGTCGGCGGCGGCAGCTGCCTTTTTCACAAATGTGAAATTGGTTGGGGAGCAATCAAAGGAAAGAATCTTCTTCTGGATCTCACCAGTTTCGATTTCCTTTTCTACCGGTATGGTAACAATATTTTTCTTGCTTTTGAATCTTATTTCTGACATTGAAACTCCTTAAAAAGTGCAGGGGTTTCCCCCTGCTTTTGATTAAACTGCGATATCACCAGCTGCAAGTTCTTGACATACAAACTTGACAACATGGAAGTATGCATCAAGCTCATAGACGGCAAGGAACTGTCCAGCGGCGGCAGGGATGTCAGAACCGCTTGTGTATGCTGTGTAATTATCAACATACTCGCGGTTGTTGGCAGTGACGGCCTGTGCTGCGAGAAGGTAACCGAGACTATTTCCAGCCCCAGGTGTTGCAGTTGCTTTTGTCGTGCCACTTGCGGAACCGGCTGCAATTGTCGCAGTCAGTGCAGTTGCGGCGACCGGAGCCGTCCGTGTAGGCTTGCCATTGAGCCGAAGTTCAAACGAGCAAGCTTTTGTCCCGTTTGCGTCTCCTCCACCGGGTACAAGTGAAGCGATTGTGCATTCCCCAGTAATGACGGTTCCGTCTGCCTCGGTGCTTCTTACATTTGTTTTTCGTGATGCTCCAAGGGTGAACAGTTTACCAAAGATGAAATCCTGCGCGGCATCTCCCTTGATTCTGTCCCCAGCAAATGCAATCACGTGCTGGAATCCAGTGATCTCCGATGTCTGGCCGCCATCATCGTCGAGATACGCCTTGGTATCCACTGCCTCATTGTTGTTTGGTGTTACCGATGATAAACCATCGCCGAGCCGCACCCAGTTCGCGGTTCCGGCAGGGTTCGTATCGATTTCAAACAAATCCTGAAAATTAAGACTTGCGCTCATTTTCTCACGCCTCCTGTTTGTAATCAAGCGCATACGCGCTTGTATATATTATCGCCCCGGAATCATCTTTCCCCACCGGATGCGGTTGCGAGACTACTGTTAAACGGCCTTCTTTCAATCCAAGCATATCGACAAAGTGGTCAAGGTATATTGCTTCCTGAACACTTTCAAGCTGCTGCCTTGCCCGGATAGAATTTTTGCTTCTGGCAAAGTATGAAAAATTAAACCGCCTATATTCAGTACCATTCATGTATTTCTTGACAATCAGCGGTGAAATATCATGCCTGCACATTAATTCTTCTTCACCGTCAGCTGTAGTAAAATCCTCATTTATCGTTGAAAATGGCGTGAACTTTGTAACGAGATAATCATTTATGGTCTGCATTAATTCAATCGCCATCTATTTCCGCCTGTGCTATTTCGTTCCAGTCTTCACCGAATGCCCGTTTTGCTTCTTCAAACCATGCTATACTTGCATTCGGGTTTTTGTCCTTGCTTTTGTTCGGGTATTTATAGTACTGGTCTCTTGCATGATCAGCACCCCAAACCACAACACCCGATCCGATATCTGTTGACAACAAGGCCGATGATTCAAGCGCACCTTCATCCTTTGGGACGAAGTAATTTGAATCCTTTATAACCTGTATGTCAAGTGCAGCCTGCGCGCGGCTGAATGCCGGTTGTCGGTTTTTGACTGCCTGGTTAACATCAAAATCAATTGATACATCACTCACAAGTCACCTCGTAATGATGGACTGCTGAAGTGTCGCCATATGCCGGTATGTTTTTTCTGACTCTCAACACCAGAGAACCAAAGGTTATTCGATCCTTCTTTTTTATGGCTGCCCCGCTGCTTGAACTGTTCACAGTGTCGATTACAACAATGAACTGATCACGTGTACTGTCGCCAACTCCTGTATATCTATTCTGGAATGCAGGTTCAACCCTGACATTATTTATCGTGTATGCCGTCCCGAATGTCTCAGCACCGGAAACCATTGATACATACGATTCGACAGAGATTGAATGTACCAATAGGTTTTTGGGAATTGGTTCACTCATCGAAGCACCTGTTATTCTGGTCTATTATGTATACTCGTCTACTCATCAAGCCGGTTTGTTCAAGGTATCCTGTAGCCCGACCAGATAATGACTGGTTCTTTGATTCGGAATCCTTCTTAGTCCTGGAATATGACATAATTGTTTCGGATGTTGAGCCTGTTTGATTATAAACATCACCATTCTTGACATAGTATTCAACCTGTGCGGCAGTCGCTTTCTGCACCAGTTCAAGTTCAACAGCATCCAAATCTGCTATTACGATTCCCCACTGACATGACCGGTTGACATCATCCGAAGCCCTTTCGATGTATTTGAGAAGTTCAGCGGATGATGATGCAGGGATTCCGAGATAGGTGTTTGTATAATAATCAGCGGTTATGTATCCCATTAAAACACCCCTACTACTTGATGCCCTTCGGCCTTTATTTCAAATGAGCTTCCGGCAACCATTAAAGCGAGAGATTCTGGTATCACAACCTCAAGAGAGCCTTCATCTGAAGCTTTAAGCATTGGGACAGAGCCGTTTCCATCTTTAAGTGATATTGTTCCTGTGAAACCTGCTCCAGTACCTGCTGGAGGCTTTGGACTATACCCCGGAGAGCTTTCACCATATCCGAGCAATTCTCCATTACTTCTGATATTGATGATATTATATAAATACCCGTCATTTCTGCGGATTGTTATTCCATATGTCAATTTTGCGATAGTCCCAAAAGTTCCATCATCCATTGTTCCTGATGGCGAGAAAAAAGAAAAATGAAGCTGGTAAATATGCCATGCTCCATACTTCGGCGCTATTCTATATATTACCGGGCTGGCAGTTGTCCCGACTTCCCCTGACATGTTTACACGAGTCGCCCTTGAGCAAAGCACTTTCGCTGGATCGAATGCAAAATCTATTGGCCTTGATACTTCCAGAGTCGTGGCGCCGACAGAGACAATCCGAGCCTGAAAAAACCTGAGTATTTTTCTTTCAGTATCTTCCTGCTGGATGCAAACATATTGGCTATATGTTCCAAGCACGATCCCATGCCCTGATTCAACGTTGAGAGTAAAAGAGCCGATTGTTTGTATTCCAGAAAGAACAAATACTGACAGCTCTTTATTGAGATATAAATTGACCTGCTGGCTTGTATTGTCCTGTGCAACTGTATCAATAGCTCCGCTGTCAGTTTCTACCTGTATGACACTTGTATTTGAGTTCTTGGCAATCGCCCAGAATGAATAGAATTCAGTCTTTGCACGCTTTTTATATGTGTCCTGATTGCCACGAGGTACGAACAATTGCCTCCCTTTTGTCGCGTCACTTTTTGCAGGTTCATCGATTGACTGAAGGATTCGGATGTCGGCTGCCTGGTTTCCTTCGTTGTTGTCTGGATCAATCCAGCATTCGATAGATTCACCGGGATTTGATATTTGCGTCCATTCGCTTGAACCTATCGTATACTGTGTCATTTATCTTCTTTCCTTCTCATGGACAAAAGAATATCTATCTTGCTTTCCATACTTTCTTGCCTGCGCTCCATGTTCTCGGTCACCGTTGCAAGCCTTGTCAGCAAATTACTCATGTCGTTTCTGCTCGTATAAAGTTCTTGATGCTGTTCAGAGTTCTTCTCTGACAGCTCCTTGATTCGGTTGCTCATATCTGCTTCAACCTTGTCAAGCTTCTGCACCGTATCCTCAATCTTTTGACCTGTACGGCCAAACTTGTAAACAACGCCTGCTATCGTCAATGCAAATAGCAATATTTGAATAACCAATTGTACAGATACTTGCATTATTCACCGGACTTTCGACCGCGTTTTTTTGGAGCTTCTGCGGCAATGTTTGATTTGTCGGCCTCTTCGGTATTTACTGGCTCCGTTCGTTCAAAAACAACATTCGAAGAAATCAGGTTTCCATCTTTATCACAAGTACCGACCACCACAAAACCGCGTTCTGCTTCCTTGATGCATTCAGCCTCGGTTCTGCGTATGATCGATACTGTAGCCCTTGTCAATTTATAGAACATCACAACCCCCTGAAAAATTGGCGGCTATATTTCAAGCCGCCGTGTTATTACGCTGAAATCTCGCCGGATGTTACCTGTACAGATACAAACTTGACGATATGTCCAGTTGCATCGAGTTCGTACAGATTGAGATACTTATCAGCAGTGATTGCGATATCAGCGCCGGAGGTATACGCAGTCAAACCAGTAGGTATGGCGTTCTGAAGTGCGGTCTGCGCGGTATCGGTAATGCTGTACGCAAGGGTGTTTCCAGAGCCTACGGTTACTGTAGCCTTGGTGTTTCCTGTTCCGGTTCCAGCGGCAATGGTTGCGGTCAGTGCAATTGCGGCAATAGCGGTATAAGATACCCATACGCCGTCAAAAGTATTGTCCATCATCCATATGTCGTGGTATTTCCGGTACTGCATCAGCCATGCATCGCCGCTCTGATTTACTTCAGGAGAGAAAATACGCGGCTTGTCTGTCTTGACAATTGCAATGACACGTGACATCGGTACGATTTCCCAGTTAATGGCCATTGCCTCGGCAGATGCGGCGAACCCGTTTGTAGCGCTGTAGGTGTAGGCTGTTTTGAACCTTGCACCAGGAACACGGAAAATAGGGATGCCGTCGATTGCTTCAACCTTGGTGTTGATCTCACCCATGTTGAAATCAGTCAATGAAATGGCGTGCTCAATCTCGGTTGACTGTGAAAGCAGATTGGCTGCTGTATACGACATTGCAATGACAAGCTGCTCTGATTCACCTATGATGTTCTGAACTGCGGCAATGTTGTTCTTCAACTGAGTGTAAACCGTGCCTACAGCTGGTGTATAAGCTTCGGTTTTAAGCTTCTGGTTTGCCTGCTTAAAAATCTGCTCATACCGATAAGCGTCAACTTCGGGGGCAACATGGTTTTTCTGGAAATCACCCATGACGCGGGATGCTGTCAATACGAAGTTTGATTCGTCGACATCCATTGAATCAAGGGCAAACTCTGTGCCACGATCCATTGAGAATGTGCGGGTCTCATATTCAAGGGTAATTGCACCGGCAGGGAAGAAGGTTGACCTGGAATAGTCACCAAGGCCGGTAGTAGTGAGTTTGGGAATCTTGACGGTGTTTCCGCCGTTGTAGATAACCTGGCTTGCGTTCGCTTCCATCCATCGGGAAGTGAGGATTTCCTGCATCTGCTCATCAAGAGTCTGCTGGAACAAGCTGGCATAAGCAATAGTATTTGCCATTGTTCATGTTTCCTTCGGGCATAAAAAAACCGAGTTTCCGGTTATAGCCCTTATTGATACCCGCCCATAAAGGACAGATTCACGGATTAGGCCGTTACCTCAACTCGGTTTTCAGGACACCGACATCCTCAACTCCATTTCTGGACAGTTACAACATAAACCATGATTTATTATTTTGTCAAGCTTTTTTCGTTACTCCGAGTCCTTTTCTCATTTGAGCAACGATATCATCATTGGTTCCCGAAGTTTGGGACTTCGATCCGGTCGAGAATGCACCAGCCGGAGCTGTTGAGCTTTTAAACTCTGGAAACTCTGCAAGTGCTGCTGTCACCTTTTCGGCAACGGTTGCACCATCATATGACATTGCAATTTTAACGAACTTGTCAACCTTAGCAGGATCAACACCTGACTTGAGCGCGGCATTCTCTGCCCTCATTGCGTCGGCTTCTGCTCTGGCCTCATCAGCTTTCTTGATAGCTTCCTTCTGTGCTTCGGTGAGCTTTTCGGTTTCTGTCTTCTGTGAATCCTCGTATTCCTTGAGCTTCTGGATTTTCTCTTTGAGCGTCCCTTCATTCTCAAGGCCAAGTTCTTTCAATAGCTTACTGACCTTTTCGTCACTTCTGGCTTTAACGATATCATTGACCTGTTTATCGGTGTACTTCAGGTCATCTTTTGCTGTTTGCTGCTGTTGATCCTGAGTGCCAGTCTGCGTCTGTGTATCATCTGTCTTAACTTCTTCTGCCATGCATTCCCCTTAATTATAGATTAATTCCCGGTTTGTTCTCCGGGTTCGTCCTGTTTCCTGAATGAATCTGTGCATTGCTTCTTCCCTGTCAGCAAGTACGGCCTGTGAAGCTTTCAACGCCTCTTTATCTCCGAGTTGCTCAAATATTGCCACCTCCCTTTTTTGGTTCCTGATTGCCACTTCAAGCCGTCTTTGCTTCTGGCTTTCTTTATAGATGCGATCATTTTCGCGTTTGTTTTCTGTCGGTTCATTACGTCGCTTGGAAATACCATCAAAATATGGGTACGATACATGCCCGCAATTTATACCGAATAATCCAGCCGGTTCGCCGTAACTGGTGGATGCCAAACTTGGATACTTGTTTGACTTTCCGCTTCTGGAATAGATGTGCCCCTGGAACGGTTCACACAACGGCCTTGATCCTGAATGTGTCGATACTTCAATCAGATCAGTACCGTATTGATTCATTCTGACGAACATTGTTTCCGTTGTTGCCCTTCTGACGTTCGACCGGATAACAGTATTCACATATGTTTCGGTCATCCACTGCCGGCCAGAAGAGTCAATGAGAAGCGGAATGCCGCGGTTCGCCCATTCCCTGCAAGCTATAGCAAGCGCGTTTTGTGGTGTTTCCGCACCAGATAGAACTTCAGCCGTCACGCGGGAAACGGTATCCGAATAGACTTTCCCGGAAGCCTGCGCAAGGTATGACATTGTAATATTCATGTCATTTTTTGCAGACCGTTGCCATGTGTCAAAAGTAAGTTTCATAGCTTCGTCTTTTATTGGCTCGGCTATGCTTGCATCTTTCGGAATTGCTCCAAGTGCGCGGATAACTGAATCGTCGATCCTGACAGCTTCCTCAATTATTGCTTGGTTGACTGTATCGTCTGTTGCAAAAATGATTTTGTCACGGTATCGGCTGATAAGGTTAAGCGCGTATTGGTTTATGTATCCCAGTCTTTTGAGTCTATCAAGCTTCCAGTCAGCGGAACCGATTTTCACTTTTGATAGCTCTGAGGCTATTTTCAAGAGTATTTCGGTTTCTGCTGCATATAGAAGCTCTTGCGGTGTCATTGGATTTTGTCAGTCTCCGGGAAAGTGACGATCTTCTTCTCTGTTTCTTCCTGCTTCTTTTTTGTTGCAGCATCGAACCTTTTGACAAATCCCGGGTATCTGAACGGAAGCTGGACCGCAATAAAAAGAATGCTGAAAATGTTTCCAGGCGCTTTCAGTTTCATGTAATCACGGAAGAACCACTTGAACGCCTTCGGCTTCTCACGATAGCTTCCGATGTGTTCAGCATATTTGATCTGGCTTCGGCGTGACTGACGGTTGTACATATCCTCGCAAATCTTGTACAGCTTCTTGTTTGACAGTTCGGCTATTTCAACATCAGTCAGCCGTTTGATCTTGAAATACTTTGTCAGCGCGTCGTATTGAGTCAACGCCGCTTTCCTGTCCCGTTCCGCTTTCCATCCCTTTTCGTGTATGATCACTATTGCCACCTTTTGTCAACCAGTCAATAAAGCTCCGGTATTCCGGTTTAAAATCTTCTCTCGATTTTTCAAGCAGGTCAATGAAATTATCAACCTGCTTTATTCTGGTCAACATGATTTATTTTATCATTATAATTTTTAATCGTCAAGCACCGAATATTGATTGGTCTATGGCTACTTGCGTTTCCTTCTTGATCTTCTCGTTCATTTCGATTGCAGCTTCTTCGTCAATTCCGTGTACTCTCATGAGCGCGGTGATCCTGTCAATCAGCTTTGATCCGACCATTTGCGAATAGTAATTATACCGGCTTTGTCTGTCGTCTATGACAGAATCGTCCCAAATGATATTCGGTTCGTCAGCCGTGAAGCCCTGTATCTGGTATATCCGGCCAAGCTCATTGATCATTCTGAAAAGCTGTTTCAGGCCAAAATCAATATTTTCCCGGTATGCCTGCATTGTCTTGAAGGTCTTTGAGTTCTCACTTATGACTTCCGTTGCAGTCTTCATGCTTGTGCCATCAAACGAGAAATACCCGGCGTTGTATCCGATCTGTACAGCATAGATATCAAGAAGTGTCTGGATTGCAAGTCTCCACTGCTCCATACGAAGTTGGCCGCTCAGGTCTGTCGGTGTCATCTTGCTTGCATCGTCACCCTCAAGCTTGATGTATGCCTCATCGGTAGGGTCAAAACCGGTTTTCATTTTCCCATCTTCAGGGTCTTTGTATTTCCTCATCATGATAGCCGGAATTGCCACACGCTGCCGCCCGGTGAGTATCTCTGTTTTCATACCGTCGAATGCAAGGTCAAGTGCCTGGATTGTGTCAATTGCATTGGCGAAAAGAGATATTCCCAAAGGTGATTCGGGATCAATGTTGTTTGCTTCCGGGTTTGTGATATAAACAAACATCGGAACGGTTGAATCAATCGGCATGATAGGTTCAATTTTCGCCCAGTCAGCAATGACGGAAAGTAGCACTTCCTTTTTTGTCAGTTCGTCGAATGCTTTGTTTTCAACCTCGTACTTCCCATTTTCTGCTATTCGGTGAGTTTCAACGCGAATGTATGATTTCCCGTTCTTCTTCCTGCGGTCAATGAATGATCCCTCAATGACCTGCGCATTGTCCCATTCAAGCGGGATGAAGTTTGGCGCTTTCACAAAGTCAATCTTGATTCGCCTGTCACTGGTGACATATGCCTTGATAGCTTGGCCGCCGAATGCAGCTTGATACTCAATCGCTTTTCTCAGGTTGTCAAAGAACCTTTCATTGGTGAGTACTGATTCCACCAGGTCACCGGCTTGAACCTCTGGAACCTCGGCAAGCACAAGCCCGGCAAGCTCCGAACATGCGATCTTGGCAGGATTCAGCGTCAACCGGCGGCGCGTTCTTTTCTGGCCGTCCGATGTAACGTAATCGTATTTTAACCACGGCGCTTTACACCGGTATATGTCGTAAAACTCAAGCAGATTGTATTGACTGGATTCTATTTCAGGAGGCAGTCTCGTTTTCCCTGAAATCAGACCTTTGAAAAACTCGGCTATCTTCTGCCATAATTCAATCATGTTGCCCCCCTAATGAGCATGCTCATATCTCTTTCGGTTGAATATTCGTCTGCATCCAAGCTATCAACGTTTGTCGACCCGTTGTCAAGCCGGGATTCATTGTTGCTTTTCTCATCCCATTGTGCGTTTTCGTATGCATCGATCAAGTGCTTGCAATGCCTCATGATGCTTTTCCGTCTTTGAGCAAATAATACATCAGCTAAACGGATTCTGTCTATAACAGCACGTTTCATTGCATCCATGCACCGGATACCGGTGTTAAGTTCGTTCATGCCCTTCTTGAGCAATTGTTCCGCGCTGTCCACGTATGCCATTTCGATTGTATACATTTCACCTATTTTCTTGACAAACCGCTTCCAGTTATTGAACAGCGTTTCCGGGTTCTTATTCTCCGTGTCGTAAAGCTCATCCAGTGTAATAATCTTCAGTTCCTTGTTTTCGACATACCAGCCAGTAGCGACGAATGCTGTAGCCGATTTATTCCCGCCGAAGTCTACGCCAACAGTAACGCGGAAAATACCCGCGGGTATCTTGTCAATGATGTTCCCTTCCTCTCCGGGCTTGTTGTTGACGAATGACGTGTAACAGCCGCCCGATCCACGAACACGGAGACCGAGAACATACCGCTTGTAGAATACACCGGTGAACTGGCTTGCAATCTCATTTTTCCTCTCTTCTGTCAGTTTCGGATTATCGTCAAGAGTGAAGTGAAACCAGCGATACCCAGGCACATTTTCTTCCAGGTATTTATCAATGTATTCTTTGTATATCCAGTGAGTAGGGATGTCAGGATTCAGCGTCCATATGTTAACCCGGTCACTTGATGCGAACGATCTTGCAAATGCCGTCTCTATGAATGATTTGTCATGCAGCTGGATTTCGTCAGCGTACCATCCGCCGATTGTCATACCGCGTATTTTTTTAAAGGATGCATGGTTATCAGCTCCGCAGTAGTAAATCTTTTTCGCACCGAGCAAGAGATACTTTGATCCGTCCGTGTCTGTCTTCGGGACAGCTTTACCGCCAGTAATAGCTATGAATCCAAAGTCACCATTGATACAGTTTCGTGAGATTGATCCGAGAGTATTACCTGACATAAGAAACACATTTTCAGGAGAGTTGATTATGTATCGATACCACTGGATTAAAGAGGTGACGGTCTTTGCAGAACGAACAGCACCCTCATAGACTGTAAGGAATCCGTTTTGTTTGATTGCTTCTCGTGATTTTTTGTTGACCGGGTAGACCGTCATTATTCTGGATCACCAAGCAACATTTCAATGAGTGATTTATCCTTGTCTGTTGTTTCGGATATCTCGATCTTCTGATTGTCTGCCCAGTTGTGATTTTTCAAAAAGAATATACTTCCTGTCGGTTTGTCCTTGACAGATAGGTTTTTCTCATGATTTGACTCGATTTTAAGTATGGCTCTTTTTATGAGGTAAGAATAATTATCTTTTCTCTGCCTAAGATCGTACATGCTTTGGCGTGATTCGTACCCCAAATAATAAGCAAGCCCAGCTACAGTTGGCGGGTCTTCGATGAAAATAGGCTTGCCGTATTTGTCAGTTGCCACAGTCTCAACTTCTTCACCATCTTCGTCAATGGTTTGTATCATAACCGGTTTCGGCTCATGATCTTTGAAATACTGCTCTATCTTCTCGGAAAGTATTTCATCAGTTTCGTTGATTCTTGGCTTTCCTCTTCCTCGTTTCTCGCTCATTTAATCAGTGTACAGCTATTCTTTGATTTTATCAAGGTATTGTCCCGTGCATTATTACTTGCTTGATAATTTCATTTAATTGCGCCAAGCTTTTGCTCTCCAGTGTTTTGATGTTTTCTTTCAGTTCCAATACTTGCTTTTCAGCATCCATGCAGTTTTGTGCCATGTTTGCAAAATCGGTGTTGAGGTTTGCGAGTTCTGTTTGAAGCTCTTTTATCTTCTCGCTCTTCGACTGGTGCGGGAATCCGTCGAGTTCATCGAGCTTGCGCAGGCGGGCTTTGCATTGTTTTTTTGATACCGTATCACACCCCCCGCAGTCAAAATCAAATAAAGGGCATATTGAACACGAGAAAGCAAAATCTACGCACTGGCCTTT